GCCCCTGAATCGCTGAGTATCATGGTGAACATGGCACTGTACGGGAATGTTCACCTAGTAACCCATGCTTACCCGATGCACAAGACAGCAGCAAAGGCATCAGGGATACCAGAGGACTCGTGGATGTACTCCGAACTTGGGTGCATGTTAATGACCCGTTCACTGCTTGAGAAGGCGATTCATGAGTTCGAGGAATACGGGAACATCGCAAATGCTATCTTCAGTACAAACGAGCGGTATGCAGGAGGGTATGCAAAGCTGATGAACAGGTTCAAAGTAGAACACCTAGACGGCTATGAAATGTCGTTCCAGAACCTTGGACCTAGCACGATACCAGGCTTGATCTGTCCTACTCCACAAATGCCAGCAGACTATGGTTCGGTACTCCCACCTTCATTGAGGCAAGCAAATGGCTAAATCAGCCCTGAAAGTTGTCTACACACCCAAACCAACCAAGTTGGATATCGGCTGCGGAGCAAATCGACGTGATGAGGACTACACGACTGTTGATCTACACCACGAATCAGCAGATATCAAAGCTCCGATGTGGGACTTGCCGATTGATGACAGTTCAATCGAAATCATCTGGACCGAGCATGCTCTAGAGCACGTTCCGATGATTAAGGTACCACCGACGCTGAAAGAGTGGTTCAGAGTTCTCAGGCCGGGTGGTCTGGCGTATATCTCTGTCCCAAACTTCGACTATGTAGCAAGGTACTGGCTGACTGGTGCAGATAGGAACTGGGCAGAAGCTATGGTTTTTGGGAATCAGGCCCATGAAGGTGAGTTTCACAAATGCGCTTTCACTGCTTCGCTTCTAAAGGGAGACTGTGAAGCGGCAGGGTTTCACGTGAAACACGTCAACGTCAGATGGACACATAGCCAGGAAACCTTGCAGGCAGTATGCACGAAACTGTGAAATGGCTATCACATCATTCTATGGAGCAGAGTTCTTTGCAGGAGAGTTCTTCTTTCCTGAAGTTGTCGTCATTCCGCCAACCCCTGATGTTGGGTATTCAGGTGGATGGGGGCGTGTCAGGAAACCAAAGACCAAGAAGGAACTTCAGGACGAACGGAAAGCGTATGGGATATCGTTCGATGAACCTGAACCAGCAATCGAGTCAGTTCCAGTGGTGGTTGTTCAGCCATCCATCAGTAAAGCTCAACTGCGAGCAGTACAAAGAAGATTCGAGCGAGAAAACACTGTTACCACCGATCCTCTTGCCATAGCAATAGAAGTACAGAAAACCAAACGTCGCCGCAGGCAACTCAATGATGATGACCTGCTTTTACTCTTCTAACCAGGTGAAACGATGAGCAACGAAGTTGAACAAGTATCCGTAGCAGAAGTAACTCCGCCTACTCCTGAAGAAGTAGCACTTCAGGCGAAGAATCTGTCTATCGACAATGCTGAAGGCGAGAACAAAGAAACTACGAATGTCGACGCAGGTGCGGAAACGCCTCCAAAGATCGAGAAAAGCCCCGAGCAAAAGGAGATTGACCGTCTCAGAAAAGCGGTAGATCGCAAGACCCGCCAGCGGGAAGAAGCACGGGCTGAATCGGCTCAATTACGACAACGCTTGACAACTCAGGCGGAAAGTGCTTATAGTCCGTCTGCCAACGATAGCGATACGCTATCGCTCACCAAGGCTCAGATTGATGAGATGGTCAACGCCGAGGCACAACGCCGGGCAGTGACTCTCAAGGATCAGGACTCCGAACGTGAGCGACGCGAGCGTGTCATTAAGTCGCTAGCAAAGACTTGGGGTAGTGAGAAATTCGACGAAGTATCTTCCGATCTGGAAGAGGCTTTGGGCGGACTCAGAGACAGCAGCGGCAGACCTAAAGCCGTAGTTGAAGCTGTATTCGAGTCCGAGAATCCTGCAAAGGTTATCGAATGGCTTGCGAATCCTGAGAATTTGGACGAAGCCGAAAGGTTTGCCAGATTGAGCGCTGTTCAAGCGGGCCGAGAAATCGCCAAACTTGAATTGAAGCTCTCTGACAAGCCGGCACCGAGTAAGGCTCCGGCACCGATTGAGGCAGTCAAGGGAAGTGGACAAGTCACCAAACGGTTGGGTGATATGTCATTCCAAGACTTCGTCAAGCGGCGCAGGGAACAGATCGCTAACCGACACTAAGTTGCGGGAAACCGCCACCAAGGATTAACATGGCAAACGCATTCGTTGTAACCGACCTCGTGGCAAATGAAACGCTGCGCATTGCGCACGAGAAACTTGCTTTCATTGGCACGATTGATCGACAGTTCGATGAGTCCTTCAAGCTGAAGGGATCGAACCCGCATGGGGCTACCCTGCGGGTCAAGTCTCCGAATCAGTACACGAGACGTACTGGCAACGCGATGGCAGTTCAGGCCCAGTCTGAAGCCTCGCAAACCATCACGGTTGCCACGCTCGACGGCGTGGACATGGGTTTCACCCACTCCGAACTGGTTCAGTCTGTTGCGAATGACGGTGCATTCGATGACCTGTCGCGTAACTACATCCAGCCTGCTGTTTCGTCTCTTCTGTCGGCAATCGAGTCGGACTGTATTGCCTTCATGACGAAAGCGACCTACAACGTCGCCGGCACCGCAGGTACGGGGTTGACCGACTTGGTTGTTCCGGGTGCTGCGCGAGCGAAGTTGAACCAACAACTTGCACCGAAAGACGGTCTTCGTTACATCATGTGCGATTCTGTCGCAATGGGTGGAATTGTGAATGGTCTGAAGGGTCTGTTTCACGACTCAACTCAGATCAAGGAACAGTACCGTGAAGGCATGATGGGTCGTACTTCGATGGCGGATTGGTATGAGAACGACCGCATGTGGACGATGGTCAACACCGGCGACGTTGCTGGTGAACTTAACCTAGGTGCAGGTGTGAACCTGGCGAGTGGGGCAACGTCACTGACAATGGACGGTGTGACGGTCGCCCCAGTTGCAGGGATGGTGTTCACCATCGAGGGAACGTATGACGTTCATCCCGAGACGAAAGCGGCCTATCCGCACTTGAAGCAGTTTGTCGTCGGTACTGGTAGCACGACCACCAATCTGGTGTTCACGCCAGCGGCGATCTACGATACAACGAATCCTCGTCAGAACTGTTCCGGTGCTCCGACCGACAACGATGACATCACGTTTGTTGGCGCTCTGTCCACGAACTATGTTCAGCAACTGATGTACCACCGTGATGCTTACCAGTTCATCACTGCTGAGCTTCCTATCATGGGCGACGCGAACAAGTGCTCGCGCGTGACCAAGGATGGTATGTCGGTTCGTGTCTGGCAGGGTTCTGATATTCGGAACAACGAGTTGCTCATGAGAATTGACATTCTCTACGGCTTCGCAGCACTGCGCCCTGAATGGGGTTGCAGGATGATCGGCGCGGCCAACGCTTAACCAGGTTTAACCAAGGGAAACACATCATGGCAACTCCTACCGATATCGAACGTCTGTCCTACGGCGGACCTAAAGGCTCTCTTAGCCTGGGACTTCATCGCGAAGTGGTTTTGGTCACGGCAAGCACTACTCTGTTGCAAAAGCAGTCCGGCGCCCTAGTGGTTTTGGGCGTAGCTGCTGGCGCAACCGTCACCCTTCCGACTCCGGTCGAAGGCATGGTCTTTGAAGTGTCCGTCTCGGTATCTCGTACATCGAACTCGTACAAGATCATCACCGGCGCTGCAACGCAGTTTCTCCTCGGCGCTTACGCGGCGATGGATGCGGCAATTGCCACTTCTGGTGACGTTTTCACCGGGGACGGTTCAACCCACGTTGCGCTCACTATTGACGGCGACACCAAGGGTGGACTGGTCGGTGGCTGCCTGACCTTCACCGGGCTCAGTGCTACGCAATGGCTGGTGACTGGTGACGTTGTTGGTACTGGTACGATGGTTACTGCGTTCGCAACCTCGTAACAAGGAGCGGGGGCTTCGGCCCCCACAATTGCATGTTCATCCTTGCACCGGCGAGTTCTGCTGCTCAGACTCAAACCTACACAGGTACAGCAGGTGTTACTGGCACGTTCATGCCGGCAAAAGCTGTACTTGTGTGGACGACTTCTGATGCTTATGTAAAGGTAGGAGAAGGTGTCACTGCGACAGTTGCAGACATTCCTATCCCAGCATATACGCCTTACTTGATTACCGTTCCGCCCGGAACTGGTTCTCCTTGGCGCGTATCAGCTATTCAGATTTCTGCTGGTGGTTCTGTGTATGCAAAACCAGTCGGCGGAGACAATGTGTGATTCCTTCCGACTCTCCAATCTATAGCGGGAGAGTACAACCTGCACTAGGTTTTGACTTCGTACAGTCCCCAGGACTGGTGGCTGGGCGTGGAGGTCAGACGATCACGTTCACTAGGGCAACTTCAGCGTGGTACTTCAACAGTGCCGGCAATCTGGTGGATGCGGGGAGTGGAAACCCGAGGTTCGACTACAACCCCGTTA